ATGGTGTATGCCGCAGTGTCTTGGACAACACCGTCAACAGACACAAGGACATCTTGGACAGATGATACAGCAGTGGTCAGGGTGAATGTGGTATCGCTGCCATCACCATTGAACCGCTGTACTGCTACTGTGCTTTGAAAATTATCTGCTGTCTGCTGACCAATATAGGGCATTAGGTGATCTCCATAATTGACAAGCACACATCCGTAGCGCCTGATGCAGAAACCTTTATCTCGTCTGTGGCTTCAAGAACGACCTTATTACCCGCCAACAATTCCAAAGAAGAACCAGCAGGTATAGGTGCATTGGTTATCAACTCAACCGCCTGGTTGGCTTCGTTATTAGCACCAGAACGGCTCCCGGTGTCTGTGTTTAAAGTCACCGTCGCGGTAACTTGACTGGTTGTGGTGTTGCCAAGCACCAGACCGAGTATGACTGTCGTAGTCGAGCCTGCCACCGTATAGATGACATCAAGGGTAGTAACCCCAGCCTTGGTTACAACTTTAAATGTATTAGCCATCTAAATCTCCATCAGCCAAGCGCAATCGCAAGAGCCGTCGCCTCGTCTGCTGCCGCTGTCGCGGTTGTTGCACCAATATCGGACAGCACTTCAGAGGCAGACCGACCCTCAATAGCTGTTCCGTTCACTCGTAAAAAGTCATCGTCGGCAACGCCAGATGTAAACTTAGGCACGTTAGTGTTTGATATACCTGTATCTAACACCGCCGCAGTCCCCAAACCAATATCGGACCTGACCTCCGACACGCTTCGGCTTTCTAATCCGTTTGCAGTAAATCTAGCGAACTCATCGTCAGCAACAGATGCGCTGTCGATCTGCACCGCGTTAGTGTTTGATATTCCAAACGTCAAAGCAGCTTGACCGCCGATGTCGGACAAGACTTCTGCCGTTGACCGGCTTTCTAATCCGCTGGCCGTAAACCTAGCATACTCATCGTCAGCAACAGATGCGCTGTCGATCTTGACGGCATTTGTGTTGCTGATTCCGAATGTCAGACTAGCTTGGCCGCCGATATCTGAAAGAACTTCTGATGCAGACCGGCCTTCAATAGATGTGCCATCAATACGAAGAAAGTCATCATCGGCAGCGCCGCTTGTAAATACAGCCACATTGCCGTTGCTGATGCCTGTGGCCGCAACAGCCGCCGTGCCAAGCCCCAGCGTTGTGCGTTGTGCAGCGGCATCAGCATCATCCAACAGTGCTTTACCAGCAGCAGTAAGGTCATACGTAGCTGCGGCACCAGATCCTGTAAACTGAATACCCTTGTCAGCAGCAGATGTCAGGCCAGCAAGTGCCTGTAAGTCTGCGTCAAGACGAGCGTTAGCTAAAGTGCCAGATCCAATGTTGCTTGCATTAGTGGTGTCAGTTGTGGCTGACGCCGCCAAGGACGTGCCATTTAGTGTAATGGCATCTGCTTCTAGCGTACCGTCCACATCTACATCACCAGATATGTCTAGGCTGGGTGCAGCCACTTGACCAGTGAAAGTAGCTCCCGCTGTGCCAACAAGTGTTTGTGTTGTAGCGGGCAATGTGAGCGTAATGTTGCCAGAAAAAGCTGAGTGCGCCGGAGCCAACAACCTTGCATAGTGTGCGTTGCTCGACTCGCAGTAGAAATCTACATATGACTGTGCGCCGCTGTTCTTAATAGATACCGCGCCAGTGCTGATTGTTACGCCATTAGAGCCGTTGATCTGTGCAGTGCCGCCAATCTCTAGGTTGTCGCTTGCGTTAAGAAACACTGCCTTTTCGGCAGGTTGAGAACAAAAGATTGTCTTTGACCCAGCACCCCAGTTTACCGCAGAGTCAGAATTGCTGGACTCCAGAATGGTGGTACGCGCCAGCGTTGTGCCACTAGCTGTATAGGTGCCAATGCCAACTTCAAAGTCAGTGCCGTCTGTACAAACGTAGTACGTTGTGTTGCTGTTACCGATAGACGAAAACGCCTCAAAACCAGTAACGGCACCGGCTAATGTATAAGTGCCAGTGCCGGTGGTAGTGGTCGATTCTTTGACCCTATCTTTGAGTACAAGTGCCATTACTTCAACTCGATCACTAGATTCCCTGCGTTAATCCGAAAGATGTCGCCATCGTCAATCGTTCTAGGGGCATCAAGCTCACCAACAAACAAAATGTTGCCACTGCCACTAGACGCGTTATCCGCAATGAACGCGTGAGTTATCACATCCGCTGTAGTGGTTCCTGCTGCTGCAAAATCGATGTTCGCCGCATTGATAGCTGTCTGAGTATCTGTAGAATCAGCACCTATCGTCGTCCAGTTTGCTGCTGTAACCTGCACCCTTGCATAGTTGGTAAAGTCTGCTTCCGTTACTGATCCAGTCTCCGCCGCAGATACGGCTGTAGCCAGTCCAATATAGATGCTGTCACCCGGCGAAGAGAAACTCAGCGAGTTGTTCTTAAAGATGAAGTGCAACAAACGTCTTTCCAGATAGTTTGTTGCCGCATTAGATGTAGCCATGTTCTACTCCTTATGTGCGGGGCCGGTCTGGCAATCCCCTGCGATACGCATCGCTATTCTCTCTCGCCTCTGCAAGATCCTTCAACCTGGATAAGGCTTCGGTAAACTGCTTCTCATACATTTGCAACATGTCAGGCTCACCCTTCATGTAAATATACGCTTCATATAAGGAACCGTAAAGCAAGGCATTCGGAGCATTGGTGCTTAACCATGTTGTGCCGCTATCTGCGCCGGCAGTCAAAGAGGTTGGTCTATAAAAGTAATGAAACTCACAGACATAGTTGCTGTCTGGAGTCGGCGCTAGAATCACGTTGTTCAAATCGAATCTAGCGTAATACTTAGGAGTGCCAGTCGTTGCAGAGTTTGGATTGTACTCCTGTATGTAGTTCACATCCTTTTGCAACAGGAATTCTTTTGAACTGCTATTTGTAATAGACAACGAAAATGATGCTAGAAAATCTGTAGGCAACGACAAGAACGGATCGTTTTGAGATACGGCACTCGTAGCGTTCTTACGGAACAACTCAAGATCTACTAGATAGAATATGCGATCTTCAGTAGATCGAATAAAATCATCGATGTTCGAGACAAAAGCTGTTTCTGTGTTTTCAGTGTACTCCTGTATCGCTGTCTTCAACTGTGCAAAAGTGTACGCCATCTACTTCTCCAGTGTCACTGGGCCGGAGGTCGCATTTTCACCACCCCCGCGTTGACCACCTGCTGTTGCGGTTCCGGATGTGGCTGTGAAGGTATACGTGTCGGTGTCCACAACAGTGATCGAATAACCCGAACCGCTCTCCAAAACCGTGCTTGTAAATCCATCAAAGCCCTCCGTCTTGCGGAATCTTACCGTATCTGAGGACGAACGTCCATGAGATGGCTCGATGACAGTGATAACTGCTGATCCCGATGCCCCTGACAAGAAGGGGTTTGCTATTAATAATCTAGCAATCGACACTTCTGTACGCTGATCAGGACGTGGGTCATGAAGCGCTTGCGGGTCCGGCCCCACTCGTATTGGCTCTAGTTGAGGATGTTTTGACTCAAACTCATCGTTGCCAACCTTAGATCCATTCCACTCCGTAACCATGTCACGTAGTCTGTACCTAAAACCAGACCTGTCAGAAATGCCATATGCATCTTTGCCTGATGCGAACCGTGCCATTAGTTCACTCTCAGGTATTGCATACTAGGTTGTAGCTTTAGAGCTACGCGGTCTTCGTCCTCGTCGGCTGCGCGTTGAAACTCCTCTTCATACACAACCTTCAAAAGCTGCACACGTTCCGGTGCTTTCTTCAATGCCGTGTAGTAAGCAAGCCCCGCCACCATACACGGTAGAAACCGAAACGGTGCGTCTGCGGTGTTAACCAAAGCATCCGCATCTTCGATGCGTCGTACATAGTAATACACAAGACTGTCACTAGAACTGTCCGGCGTGGGCCACAGCGTTACCTCGGGTGAAATCTGCCTGTTATAGAAAAACTGACTTGGTCTTCCTGTCTGATCTTTGTTTGGTAGATGCAGGTATTCGCTTCTGGACATACGAGCTAGCTGAAAGTCCGTGCCGCTTCTACGAAGAACCACCTCAAGCAGGTCTGTGTGCGTTGCGTCAAAGGTATAAGTAGCTGTGCCAGAGGTTAAAGACTGTGTCGCTTGTTTGACTGTCCATAGATTCAGACCCCTGTTTGCCCAGTCTGCGAACATCAGGTTCAAGGAACGCCGAGCCGTACGCGCATCGTAACCTGTGCGAACTTCAAGGCCACACCGCTCATATGCCTCTTCTATGATCTCAGCTACGTCGAGATCAAAGTCCCTTGAACCTGATGTAGTCATTTTTCATCCTCCGCGTACAGATTGTCAAAAATCTGATTCACATCCAGAGTATAGTCTAAATCAGACTTGGAGTAATGGACATGTTGAGAAGGTCTAAAATCAGGCGCACCTTCTCCTGTTTCAAACCATGCCGGATGTGTCACTCTTACTCTGTTGTTGGGCAACGCTATTATGTTTCCAGTCCATTTTCCGGCATCAAGTAACTCGAGGACATGACTCTGCTTGTGCTGCGCCGGATCATCCGCCACCTCACTCTCAGTATAGTCCACCGTAAAATAATACTTCGCCGGATACATCTCACCGTCTACTTTTGCCAACCAAGGACAAGGCTGTGCCCTGTCTAATACATACACCGCATGTGTGTGCGACATGCAATCCCAAGGCTGTGCATAATGAACAGGCATGGGTTCCGGCCACTCATCTAGTGGTGTGTCTCCTACTAATGCTGTTATGGGCATTCTTGCCCACATTGCGCCCCCGTGGACGTTGTCTTCGCCGGTGTCGTCCACCTCACAACCGGTGAAGATAGTTTGAAAACTCAAGCAGCGATTTGGCATCGCTGTGACGGCTATTGCCATCGCGTGAAGGAAGTCCCCGTGGTGGTCGTCATGATTGCAGGTATACTCCCTTCGCACCCAACACTTAAAGTGCGGGATGTTACTTTGAAGAAATGCCACGTTTTATTTACTCCTGCTTGTTCCGCCACGACGCATCTTTTTAACGCCACCACGAGCCATGCCTTTTTTCTTCATAGCACCGCCACGAGCGTAGCCTTTTTTCTTCATGGCACCGCCCATGTTCTTCTTAGCAACGCCGCCGCGCTTCATGCCTTTTTTCTTCATGGTACCGCCCATGTTCTTCTTAGCAACGCCGCCGCGCTTCGCGCCTTTTTTCTTTTTCTTCATCGCCATCTTGCTTCTCCTTACGTTTTTCTAGTGGGCATCTGCCCAGCACCGGCCATTTCCTTACGCGGTGCACACATAAATTTGCCATGCTTGGCCTTCACTGTCCCGCCATTCTTTTTAAACCCCATTTTGTTTCTGACGGGAGTTGGTAAATTAGGTAGACCTTTGTTACCTGGGGGTATGTCTTTTAAAGCCATTACTTCTTTTTCCTTCTCACTGCTTTCACACGACGCGGCTTACCGGCAGGCTGACCAATGCGTTTCTTTTGACTGATTCTACTACGCTTTTCAGCCGCTGTCATTTCTGACGATGTCTTAGGAGTTTTAGAAGAAACGCGTTTGGAAGGACGGCAATAAGGAGTGCCGCGTTTTTCGCCCTTCTTTCTGCCACACGCCTTGCCAGTGCGTACATCTTTCCAGTCCTCTTTAAACCAACGCTTCAACGCCAAACCGGATTTTGTTTTTCTAACAGCCATATCAGTCTCTCGATTTCCGTATTTGTTCAAGACTTTCTTGTATGGTCATGTCTTTCTTCGCGTTAGGGTCGTACTTGCACTGATACTCATTCGGCACAAACTCTAGATACTGAAAAAACTGAGACTCAATCGTATTGTTTGCACCTCGAAACACGCAAACTATTTCTCTGTTTTCCAGCTTTTCACACTTTACCTTACGACAAGTGACCATCTGATCAGCACTAGCTGAGTGAGACTTTAGCAGTAAAATGAAAGCAGTCAAAGCCGCGAGACCAACTCCAGAAACTAAAATCCACGCTACAATTTCCACAAATTTACGGCGGCGTTCACGTTGACGATACAAAGTCTCCTTGCGCCTCTTTCTTATTTGTCCTTCCATTGCAACGAGTTGATCCCATTTTGACTTGCCCATTGTCAAAGAAATCCACTGCTGTAGCTCATAACGCTGCTGCTGTGCCTTTTGCTTGTTGGCAAAAGTCGTTATGGCCTCCTGCTCAACGCTTTGACCACCAAACAGCTTTTTAAAAATAGGGGGATTCTTTGCTTCTTTCTCCATCTGGTCAAGGTCAGATAGAGCACCCATCCAGCGTGAAAGATCTGAGGCCATAGCTTCTATATCTCGGCCTATAGCAAAACCTTTTTTAAGCGCGCCAAAGGCTGCTGAAGCAGTCGCCATTGCAGATACTGGATCCATCAGTACACTTTCGTATCTTTATTTACCATTGCCGGCAAACAGTAAGATGTGATTTTCTGTCCTTGCTTGTGCAGCCGTTGTGCAAAGTACACGCACTCATCAACAGAACGAAAATACATGTCATTACTAACCAACTTACGTTCTTCACCCGTTTCAACAAATACGAACAGCAGAAAGACATGGATCAAGACTGTGTGACTGCGCCCTTGGTTCGTTTGCGCCGGTCACCCATGACAACGCCACAACCACGAGCCACCGCAGTCCCCTCTACAGCCTTCCCTCGAAAAGGTCTTTTTGATTTTTGTCTTGTGCCTTCTGTAAGCTCGATTCCTCCGTCTGCTCGTTTGCTTTTCTTCTTTTTACCGCCGGTTCCGTAGTTGGCTGCACCGACTTTCCTACATTTTGCAATGGCGCCGCTTGCGTACGCCGACGGGAAAACGCGATATCTCGCTTTAACTTTGTGATAGCATGCATCTTTAGGCATTCTTCCGTTTCCTCTTACTAGCGCAGTGTGCTTTTTCACTAAACCCCTTGGGACGTTTGCAATTTACTTTTGCCTTACGAGCCTTAGTCCATTTTTTCTTTTGTGGGGACTTGGATATCTGCTGCTTCATTGAACCACGCGACATCGCCATTTCTTTGTCTCCGAACGTAATCTTCCCATAAGGGGGTCAACATCTTGTGATTTGATTCAACCTTAACGACAATGACCGCCGTGCGCTTATCAACCTCTATCAGTGTCGTAAGGATCCAAACCACAAGAGAAAGAGCCACGCCCCCAAAACCAATAACACCGGCTTTAACCAAAGTTTTTTCATCTAGCATTTCCACCTCCGCCGTGCCTGACGTAGCCGACTGTTTGGGTTTTTTGCAGCCTTTGGAAACTTCTTCATTTGTCCCGCAGAACGAGCGCAGAAAGACTTGCGTCTGTTCGCAGCCTTACTACCCTTCTTGACCTTACCCGTCACTGCTGTCTTGAGTTTGCTACCAGGATTTGCACGACGATATGCCTTTACCCCAGCCTCAGTCATTCCCGCCCCAGATCTTGTGGGGCGGAAATTCTTTTTGTTTCTTGGCGGCATCTTGCTGGGTTTACGTGCCATGACGTTACCCAAAAAATGCAGTTATCGAGTCAACATTCGTCAGTGTTACGTGACAACCGTCTTCGAAAATTATCCCATGATCTGGAACAGTGATCTGAGTGTCATCTCCTGCCACAAAAGTCATGGTTAATAGGGTCGTACCAGACCCTCCACCACTTCTGAAAACAGCAGCAGGGCTACCACTGCTTGCACTTCTAATGACAAACGACTTGAGTCGAGTTCTTCCGCCAAGCAATGTTCCTGTAGAGGTCGCCGTTTTAGCAATAATGGAACTTGCCATTTCAAACTTCCTTACTAGGCTTCGTAGCCCATCATCTCGATGAAGAGTTTGCCCGCAGTATAATCGGCATCAGTGGCCGCACCTGTTGTCAGGTAAAGGAACTCATCCGCAGCCGGAACTCCGGTGAAGTACACTTTGCTGCCAGTCGTTGCATCACCAGCATTAACCAGAAGTGTCTCGGTCAAATCAGCGATTGCTCCATCCTCAACACCCGTGCCTTCTGTCGCGGAATGAATGTTGATATCCGGATCGCCGCCCGCAGGTGCCTCAAAACACTCCATGCTACCTGTCAGGATAGTGCCGTTCTTTGCGGCTGTGATCTGACCAATGTGACAAACCAGTGCCGTACCGTTAACCCCGATGATATCACCAGAGCCGGTTGAGCGCAGACCTGTAAGGTCAATAAGAATACGGGTAGTAATGATGCCGCCCATACGCTGTACGGAACTGCGATAAACAGTGCCAGAGCCGGTTGTGATGCCGGTGCCGGCCTCTACAGCCATTGTGTTCGCATCAAAGGAGGACACACCAGTAGAACTGATGCTTGAAAGAGTGGTGAATGCTCCAGTAGTAGAGTTTTCACTTACAGAGGTGAAGCCGCCTTTCGAACGAACTGCACCTGAAAAAGTAGTATTAGCCATTTGGTACTCCTGTCTTGGCTAGTGTCAGATCCACCTCGGATCTGTCAGGGACGTATCTATAATACTCTAAAAAAAAGGGGGCCGCAATCGCGGCCCCCAGTCGGGGAGGATTTTTCCCCTTCGTTACGCGCCGGGTGAACCGAATACGCAACGCGGGTCTGAGAAGCCGAACGAATAACGCTCACGAGCCTTGAACCGCATGTTACCGGTGTCGAAGTCCGGGTCCATGTTGGTTGACAAAGGCATACGCTCAAAGTGCTTGAGGCCGTTTGGTGCGTCCGTCTTGATGAAAAACGCATCAGTGTCGGTCAGGTAGTCGTTGACTACATAACCTTCCGGCAGCATGCCCATGCTCTTAATAGCATTAACATCGTTGTCGGCAGTTCCAACACGAAGGTTCGATACCAGCAAGCGTTCAGCAATAAACTGAAGCTGACGTGGAATAATCATCTTCATGCCACGCAGTGCGATAACAAGACCACGCTCATCGACGAAACCAGCAATGCTGATAAGAGCGTCTTCAAGAGAAGTCTCGTTAAGGTCGGCTGCTACTGATGGCTCGTTGTTGAAAGTGCCACCACTGGTAAGCGGATGCGAAGCATCACAGAGTGCTACACCGTCGCCGCCGGCAGTTGCGCCTGCGGTGAAAGCGTTGTTAAGGACGGAAGCGGCCTTAACTTGCTTTGTGTGAGCCATCGAACGAGCGAGGGCACGGGTGTAACGTGATGCCAGACGGTCGTACAGGTTGTCCTCAACAGCTTCCTCGGTGATCGAGAAACCCATTGCGACGGTCTCGTGGGTATACCGTGCGGTATACGCCTCGTTTGCGTCATCGAACGAGATTCCAGCGCCTTCGTTTTTAACGGGTGCGGCACCAAAACCTGACAGCATGACCTCTTCTTCGAATGCTCGGTCGGAGCCTTCGGTGTCGAAGATTTCAGCATGCTGACCCTCGTAGCGACCATATTCCATGCCAAAGAGGGCATTGAGACCAGGCTCAAGTTCTTTGGCGAGTTGTGCGCGAGAAATAGCCATAACTCACTACCCTCCTTACGAGATTCCGCCTTCAGCAGATCCGCCAGTGGCAGGTGCTGTAAGGGCGTGGTTGTTGATCATCACAATCAGCGGAATGCCGGCAGCAGTGAAGTCAGCGTTTTCTGGATCATCCATAATACCTACGATCTTCAGCGGGTGCGAAAGATCAGCAGCATCTACGGTTGACACATCTAGCTGTGCTGTCGAAATACCAGTGGTTGTATTACCATTTGCTGCGCCTTTGCTAGACTCAGCCGAGAACTCAGCGCTCTCGAAAATGGCGGCGATTGCTGTCGCTTTGTCAGTAAGGGACGCGTCCGAACAAACAATGAATCGCTGCATCGGATTGTCGTACACATTCGCAATTATGTCGAAATTTGTGTTCGCACTTCCCGATCCAGGCCAAGTGTTCGAAAACTTCTTCTTACCGCTGGTCGCGTCTACGTATTCACAGCCAGCAAACACGCCGATAAATTTCAAGGTATCACCGGAAGCAGAACTGGAGACAGCAATGGTGCCGTCATTAGTTGCGATAACCGGAGAACCTTGAAAAATCGCGCTTGCATCTGACTTAATGTGATACGCATTAGTACCGGAAGTAGCTGGTGTGCTACCTGCGGTATTAATCGGCTTCATGCCGAAGGCAACATTTGAGTTTGCCATTGCTCTACCTCATTAGGTTAGGAGGAGTCTTTTCCTCCGAAAGTTACACGACTTTGCCTATCGTTGTGGATAGGCATCGAGGGATGTTGTTCCCTCATAAGGTTTTCGTCAACGGAACGCATCTGATTGCGGGTCTGTTCCCGATAGTATTCAGTTCTTTCTTCGACCGTTTCCTCTGGAATACGACACAGCATTAAGCCGCCTACGCCGATGATTCCAGCATCCTTACCTTCTTCAATCACTGGATAGCGATTTGCAAGATCGGGGTACTCGTCAGCACGTACCGGTTCCCACCCCTCACGGAGCTTTGCGTGTACGTTGGTTTTATCGTCTTCACCACGGATGTGGGTTCTGACCCAACGATGCTGGTAACCAGCCGGTGCTTCAGGTGCCTCTAACTTGGAAGGCGGAGTCCAGGGCTTACGCCGCTGGGTGTTTGCGCGACTCTTTGATTCGCGTGTAGTTCTTTCAGCCATGTCTTACTCCTTTACGTACTTGGCATATTCCTCGAGCGGAACATTCAATCGTTTCGCAATCGCAATCTGCGATGGAGTCAGTTTGACTGTTCTGCGCCCCTTTGACGACGACTTTGAAGCCGTGGACCCAGCAGAAGCGACTCTAGGTCCAGCATCGCGCTTTGTTTCCGCAAACTTCTGCGGGAACTCCGTGCGAACACGTTTGTCAAGTTCACTATAATACTCATCTGAGGTGGGGTCAAACCCCTCTTCTTCAATAAGTTGGCGATGAATACCGAAAGCTGCGTAAGTCATGGTTTGATCGTTGCCAAACCAATCGTTTTTAGATGCCCAAGCTTCGGCCTTCGGGTCCGGCTGTGCGGGCTGTCGAGCTTGTGCTTGTGACTGTGGTGCCGCCTCTTTAACAGGCTGCGTTTGTCGTTCTTCGTTTCGGCGCTTGGCTTCTTCATACCGAGCTTGCTCCAAAGCAATCTGACTAATCCGCTGTTGCGCTTCAAACATCGCATCAGCGTTGCCTTCATCATAGGCTTTCTTGTACGCTTCTTTAGCCGCAACGGCATCTGACTCAACTCGGTTTCCAAACTCTCCAACATAGGACTGGTCTAGTTTGTCAATTCGAGCACGAAGCTCATCGTTCTGCTCTTTGACAGCTTCCGCGTACTCAAGCGCAGCTTGCCTCTGACGTTCTTCTTCTCGAAACCTGTTCGTTAGCTTTGAGATTCGTTTCTGAACAGATTCAGAATATTGTTCTAATTCATCTTCTTTTGTCTCTGCCCCCGCATCTTGGTCAGCTTCTGTCTGCTCGGCAGGAACTTCAACTTGTTGCTCTTCTACTTCGACTTCAAGTTCTTCTTTTTCAGCAAGATCGTTTTGCATACTAGGCTCCGTATGTCTTGATGTCGTCAGGATCGACGATTGTTGCAATGACTTCATCGTCATTGATGATGCGAACCTCGCCACCTTCTATCTGGAAGCGCGATCCGGCGTACCGACCAATGCAAACCCAGTCACCCTCTTGGCACCACGGCTTGCAATCAGGACCAAACTTGTCCGGATCCTGATAGGCTAGTGGCCCAAGACGAACCACATATGCCACAACAGTGGCTCGTGCCTCTCGGTCCTTGGCTTGGTCGGGAACGTATATTCCACCCTCGGTTTTAGCTTTACCTTGATAAGGCATAACAAGAATCCGCCAACCTGTGGGCTGCGGGACTCTGTCTGTCATGGGTTTCTTGGAGGCTTCTTCTTCAGCTTTTTTCTTGGCTTGCTGCTGCCGGAGGACGTGATCAGGGACTAGAAGCGTCGTCATAATTCACCTTTTTTAGCAGGGCGCGTAACTCTTCGATTGAATAAGTGATGCCCTGAATCTCACCTACCATCGCACGGTAGGCTTCCATGTCAGAAGCACCACCACTGGTTATTGATAAGCTAATATCATCTACTCGAGTTTGCAAGGTTTTCTGATACCTTGAAAGAAAATCTACAACATCCATTTATCCACCAACGCCCGCTCTTCGGCGGTTCAGTTCTGCTTGTGCTTGCAATTGAGCGGAATCAAGAGATGAACCTGATGCCATTAATTCAGCCACACGCTGTATAACCGCTCTTCCTTCTGCGTTTCTTTGTGCCACCTCTGCCCCTGTCGTAGGAGGGCCACGTTTAATTACGCTTTCAATTACGTTTGCAAAAGCAGGATCATCAGTCCTGTCTATGGCTGCTGTCAATGTGGTTCCCACAAGTTCTTCGCCCAGACCTGCCGTTAAATCGATAGGGGCATCTGCTGAAGGTGCTAAAGACTGAGCGGAAGGCACAGGCTCATATGGGTTATCCCGCCGAAACTCTTTAAGCAAGTCTTCAAAAAAATCTTGGCTAGCCTCGCTTCGCTCAATGTCCTCTTGGCTCGTATCAAGACCCGCAACACTGGGCTGGCTGGAAATTGTGGAGTCGCCCGTGCCACCTGTTCCGATTCCTCCAGAAAACACACTCACCGGCGTATCTGACCCCGACATGTAAATGTCTTCTGCAACCTGCGAGGTAAACGGCCCGGTATACCCAGGAGGTGCGGAAGATGCTGCTAGGATTTCTGCTGTTGTAGGAGGAACTTCAGCCTTTAAGTTCGTTAAAAGTTCAAAAGCGTCTGCCTCATCCTTACTGTCTGCTACGATAACGGGGTTGATTGTCGCCACTGAAGAGGTTTGATTCGGGTTTACTGTTGCCACTGAAGAACCAGAGGCAACAGGTGAGATGCCCATTGCAGCGTCAACACCCATGTTTGAGTAGTCCACGCCCATGTTGTCTAAGGTTCGCATTGTGTTCGGCGAACCAAATAAACCTTCAAAAAGTCCAGCAAGCGGAGGTAAAAAACTGCCGCTTTTGCCTGGCTGCGGAGCCGCAACTACCTTGCCCCCAGGAGTATCTGAGCCTAGTTTTAACGCAGGAGCATACCCAGGCACCGGGTCACCTTTGCCCCCTTTCCTGAATCCGATTCCCGATTGCAGCCCAAGATACTGATTGTAGGCTAGCCGGTTAATCGCATCGATGGATGCTTGGGGAAGCCCGTTGTTGCCGAAGCGGCCACCCTCTCGGCCTAGCCGTCGGTTAATTCCGGGTCTGTAAAACATGCCCGAACGGCCATAGGGATCCATATCCGTGCGGTCAGTGGCCCGCATAAAATTTCGTAGACCAATCTCATATTTTGCTGCGGTTTCAGGGTCTTTAAATGTCGGATACCGGCGGTTGTTTGGGCCTAAGATGACGTTGTTAACATTGAACCCGTCCACAATAGCCGGATCAGGCTCCACATAGGTTGGATCAGGCTCCACATAGGTCGAACCAGTGGTAGTGTTTTGTGAGGGCGTATCAACTTTTATGCTCGTAGTTACACCCGGCAGGTTATTAGAAGTGCTGCTGTCGTTAAAAAGATAATCGAACGGTCCCGCCACTAGAACACTCCTGAGAACTTAGTTCCTTGAATTGCGGCACCCGCACCACGGGCTTGAGACGGCATATCAACCTCTACTCCGCCCATAGCTCTATTTTTACGCTTCGGTGTCTGGTTAGAAGGACGACCAGGAACTCCACCTCTTCCGTCAGTCTTTTCGCCTTTCTTTTTCTTCTCATCTTTTTTATCGACATCGATTTCCGTGTCTCTCGTCACGATGTCTGCCATGCGATCTACGCGCGCAGCATCATCTCTGAAAGACTTGTTTACTTTACTAGTCTCATTTTGAATGCTCGAAAGAGTGCTAGAACCACCAGCATGAAACTCAAGAGAATCCAACGTCTTGGCCTGCCCAGCGTGAAGCTTAGAGGCTTTCTTCAAGCCTTTGGAAACCTTGGCCACCTTTTTTTCTGTCATCTTACTCATGTTGTTCTCCAGTATCTGAGAACCGCCATCCTTGCGGCGGCGACCTTCACTAACGAGGTTCTTGGCTTCATCGTACCCTATACCAAGGTCGCCTGCAAATTGTCTAATACGAGGTCGTGCCATTTATTTTTCCTTCTCTTTTTCATGCCCCAACCAGACCGCAAACGCACCTGTCATGGCCCCCGTGACTACACTCACTAACCCGGCTTGCGAGGGTGTAGGGTCTGGCAATGTCATAAACCACTCCACTACCCGCCACGCAGATATTGACAGCATCAGCATCATCAAGCGAGGAAGTATCTTCCATCGCAGAAATCTTTCCATTGTGACTTCGGCCACGATTTTTCTCCGCTTGTTGTGGGGTGGTGCGATTGTGCATATCCCACATGATCATCACTTCTTACCAAAAAACTTGGTAGCACTACGTACGCCAAAAGAAGCAGCAACAATAACACCAAGGGAATACTGATACCAGTCGGGCATCTTATCCAACTGTTCGAAACCATTTGCTACCACACCTTCCATCCCCGGCACAAAGCTCAAAATAAGCGGAACTGAGAACAAGATTACAAGCCATTCGTCCTTCCAAGACGACTGACTTCCACGAGCCATCTCAAGATCCCAATCAATCTCACCCGTGGCTTTCTTCTCCATGATGACGGCTTCAGCCTTGGCCTTGGCGACCTTTGCGCCCGTCTCAGCCTTGGTCTTTTCAACCTTACCTTCCAACCATGTGCCGGCTAAAGAGGCAATCGGACCTATCAATGCTTGAATCATTTGTTTCTCGACAATGCTGCCTGTGTGTTGATGCGGTAGATGTTTACATCGTTTCGTGCATCCGCAATGTTTTCTTGCAGCCCTTGCCGCTGTTGCGCCAACTCGTAAGCCTGTTGCAGCTTGGCCTGATCAATCTGGAAATCCATTTGATCATTCATCATTTTACGTTGAATTTCCACCTGCGCGTTTTCAAGCTCTTGCTGACGTATGCCTACCAACGGATCTTGATTCTGCGCCGGCTGAATCATTGGCATGATCTGCTGCATGATCTCACCTGTCTGCTGTGCTACAGCGGACTCAATTACATTTGGATCAGGCTGTTGTGGCGCCTGACCTTGCGCCATGGCCTCCTGCTGCGCGCTTTGGAAGAAGGCTACAACTTGGTCCCTCGCAAGCATGCCTACGTGCTCCTGCACATGAGATAAGAGCAACAGGAATGCCTGTGGGCTGGCGCTTGCCGCAGGTGACGATAAGAACATAGCATGCGCCACAATGTGCGCTTCATGATCCTGTTGTGGGAACACCTGCAAAGGCTTGGCCTTCACCGCGTTTGAGTTTTCAGTGGCAGGGTCTACAGGTGCCGGTGGTGGTGGCGGCGGTAGAATTGCATCAATGTTCTTGATGTCCAACGCATCATACATCCGGCGATACGCCTCATACATATTATGCATTTGTGGAGCTTGCGAAGCCAACTGCATTTGAGTTTGAGCCAACGACAAACGCTGCGACATAGAAAAGATTGTCGGATCCGACACCGGAAGGATGTCTACACGACCATCAAAGTCCTGCTGCATGATTTCAGCAGGTACGCCCTGACCCACAAAATAAGGATACGGCACAGGATTGTCGGCAAAAACTTCAGCTAAAAGACGAAACTCATTCTTCTGACCATAATGCAGACGCTTGTGGATCGAGGATATGATCTTCGACCCCTGCTCAATCAGTGCAACTGTGGTTCCGACGGGGGCTTGGGAATTAACGTCGGAGACTTTTGCATCTGCGACTTGAGCGAACCTGCGCCCGGAATCGACAATAACGCCCAGTAGTTGAGCAAGTGTGCCAGAAGGTTCCTTGTATGGAAGGGGCATAAGAGCATTCCGAAGATCACCGCCGGGAGCATCAATATCACGGAACTCGCCAGGAGAAAGCGGCTCATCGTCGTTACGAATACGAACACCACGAGCCTTGAAGCCGGCAGGCAGATTCGAAAGAGTGCCCGCATCAACAAGTTGTCGAAGGATCGATGTCGCTGCACGGGAAAGACCCCCTATAGTATGAAGCAGGCCAAAGCCATAAAACCCAAACCCAGGCAGAAACTTATAGTGAGTGAAATATTGTCGCTTTCTGCGAAGCGGGTCCATCTCCCGATAGTTTCGCACCACTGAAAGAACTTGTCCTGAATCTTCATCCAAAGTGACAATGTAAGGGAGTTTAACGCCCGTAGGCTCACCTTCGGGTGAAAGATCCTCAAAGCCTTCAAGATCAAGCTCAGTGTGAATTTCAAGTAATGTATGGATGTCGTTACCATACGACGGGCGAACGCCTTGCAGTTCGTTACCTGTTGCCCTAATTGAACTATCATCATCCTCTTCTCCAGCCTGAAGATCAATGTCCCGATACACGTCCGCAACTTGAAGCTTACGAAGTTCGTTCTCAGTCATTCGCACTACATGCGTGACACGTTCGGCTGTGTTCAAGTCACTTGCCGAATACGGAACAATCAAATCTTCCGCTGGCACAAACTTTGAAACTGCTCGTTGCTTACCTGCATCAAAGTATACCTTTTTGAAGGTCGAACCTGTCAAAGGTAGATAAAATAACATTTGATCCGTGTCCGGATCATACTCTTCCATTACTTCGGTAATCTGGTAATTCATGAAGTCTTTGACACGCTGTGCCTGATCCTCAAGCATCTTATTGGCCGCGCCAAGAACCTGTGCCTTTACTGGGCCTCCAGCCGGCAGCATCTCCTTATAGGCTTGTGCTTGAAACTGTGTCACGGCTTCGCTCAACAGCGGATGGTGAACACCACTCGCACCAAGGAACGGCTCGTTGCGTTCTTCATAGTTCACACCAAGAAGCTTTAACCCCTTGGAAATAGTCTCTTCCCAATCTTCACGAGACTCTTTGTCATCATCAATCTTGTCTCGCAAATCCGATGACAGAGCACTAAGGGCTGAGTCGTCCAAAACCTCCGCAAGGTTTGCGTTATGCGTATACGGCTCGGCGTCTACCTCGACCATCTCCTCCATGCCGGCAAGTTCAATGCCTTCAGGAAGCATATCCTCTTCAGGTAACTCGACCATCATTTCTTGAGACAACTGATCCGCCGGACCACCAGCACCCATTGCCATATCAACCATCTGCGGAGGAAGGGCCATTAAAATACACCTTTGAACTTTTGCGGACGAGCTATCGGGCTAAAGCCTTTGACCATGCCACCGGCAGCTTTTTTGGCAGGCCCAATACGTTTGACATACTCGTCAAATGACATCGTCTCTGAGTAGTCGGTTTCACCAGGCTTAGGATCGTAGAATTTGTCACGAAGCTTCGCCAAAAGCTCTTCGTCTTTAACGTCGTCTTTTTTACTTGCCATCACATCACCTGTCTTGCCATAGCGCCAATGCCGGAGTGTACCAGCTTTTTGGGCCTCAAGTCTACGGGTCCGCCGTCCTTGTAGGCGCTAGGCACTTTCTTGGCGACTTGCGCAGTGCCCGGATCACGTAGATCGATGATTCGAAAAGGCGGAAGTGACGGCTGAAATCCAAAACCTGTGCCTCTTGTCGCTTCGCCACTTGCATACTTACCAAGTGTACCCATGCCACGAGGGTCTGGATTAGCAAATTTTATTTCTGTCGCTTCTTCTACCTTAACGCCAGACTTGTTTAGCTTACTCAAAGCAGCGTCAAGATTCTTGCCGTAGTTCTGGAAGTGGCCTCGCAGCTTTCTTTCGTTCACGAATGAAACATTTGGTGCGACTACTTTTTTAATGTCACCCTCTTTTATGGTCGTTTCAATCGCCTTGGCTAATTTCTCAAAATCACCTGCGATTCCCTGCCGTTGCACAGATTGTGCAATCTCTGTTCGCAATGCGCCAACCACTCCTGCCTCGTCCAAGAAATCATCCACTTCTTGTTGTGATTTGAACTCGGTGGGAGCCGCGTCGTTTTTCTTAGCCGCAGCCGCCCTTTTCCGAAGAATTTGAGCCGCGCGACGAGCAGTGTCTTCTCCCTCTAGGACAGCGTTGAATGCTGCAACGTCTCTTGCGCCACCCACGTCAGACGACCGTGCCGCCATAAATTCTTCTTTGGGCGGAACAATCACCATGTCTAAACCCATCTTCTTTGCTTCGACCGGCAAAACCCGCGTGGCAAACTGCATGAAGTCGTTCTGATTCATATAAGGCGGACGAGCAGCCATGTCTCGCGCACGGGACGCGCCGCCGAACTGCTGTCCATCTTGGAATGCCCTAGCCAGCACATCACTCAGGGAGTCCAT